TGGCTATATTCTTACCGTCACCGTCGTATACTTCGAGTTCTATAATATTAAGTGAATATGCCGTATCAGCGCGGTATGGGTGACCCTGCCATAGACGCACATATCTACCAGGTATACTACTCCCACCTTGAGTATCGGCCGGGTCGGCCGGGTCGGGTGGGTCGTCATCATCAGCTGAGGATTCCTCATCGTCAGCTGAGGGACCAGCTGAGGGACTAGTCGAGGAACCGTCATCACCACCAATAGATAAAAATGATGAAATACAACAGACACTAAGACACATTACCAAAAATATAATAATTGCCTTTTGTGGATCCATTGTGTATTACTTTAATTAAAGAAAAAAAAACATTTTTTATATTATTGCTAGTTTTGTAGATGGATTGTAATTAAAAGGAGAAACCCGCTAAAGATTTAATGGTGTTCATAATAGCGTATCCTTCGGTTGAAGAAGAACCACCCCTTAAGATACCAAATCGTCCAGATGCGTGACTGTTCCACGATTGAGGGTAAAAGCGTATAGATTTTGTTCGGATAGGATTTTCGAAAAATATTTTGACGAGTGAATTGCGATCATAGTTCGCATCAAAATGAAATCCACCATCTACACCCTTAAATTCACCGTTCTCATCTTCGTATTGAATTTTAACGGATGTTATCCATTGTGGATGATCGTGGCGTCCTTTCATCACCACACCCGCCATGTTTATGGGGGTGTTTACACTTAATTGATACCAGGCTGTCTTCCCATTTGCTTCCGCAGACAACGCAGACCAAGCTTGCCTGGAGTCTAAACGCCCCGCACCGTGACTCGTACCTATGGCATCACCACCCCAGTTTGCAGAACTGCTATGTCCACTGTATGGTAAGTCACCTAGAGCTGGTGATTTATCTGTATTCGTGTCGCCCGCGATCATATCAGCGCGCATGGACATGTGACTATTCCATGTTTGAGGGTAAATACGTATATACCGAGCTCGCACAGGTTTGCTGAAAGTGGTCGTAACCTTTGTGTTGCGGTCAGAATTTCCTGGAAATGTTTTACCGTCTACGTCCCACCAAGAACCCGATTCATCCTTGTACTTAACCTTGAACGATTTGACCCATTGGTCGGCGTCTTTCCTTCCCTGGGTGATCACACCGGAAATACTTCCGAGTTTACCGTTATCGAGCTGAATCCAGCTACCAATGGTAAGCGAATTAGAACACCATCCACCGGATGAATCTATCATACTGTTACCACAAGACTGTAAGTTATAATTTAGACCACGGTCACCCCAAACCGATGATGCAGTGCGCATACTATTAGGTGTTGTGAGTTGGGTCTGCGCAGGCTCCGAGGGAGGGGGTGGGGGTGGATCTGGAGGAAGACCCGTCTCTTCAACTTCTTCTTTTTCGATTGTTTCTTCGGGTTGTTCTGCTGGGATTGCTACTTCCTCTTCTTCTTTACTGTTCATCATGACAGCAGCTACACTGGAGCTGATACAAAGTACACCAACACCGGCAGCAGCGTACATAGCCATTTTATATTACTTTAATTAAAGAAAAAAAACGTCTATATATTAATGTCCACATGCGATGTTTGCTGTGAGAAATTCAACAAGATAAATCACAAAAAAGTTGACTGTCCCTTTTGTGATTTATCGAGTTGTCGCTCATGTAGTCAAAGATATATACTTTCTTCATTTGAAGACCCACACTGTATGGGTTGTAAAACTCCATGGAATCGTGAATTTGTAGATTCATTTTGTACAAAGTATTTTCGAAATACAGAACTCAAACGACGCCGTGAGGTCGTACTATTCGAAAGAGAAAAAGCACGAATGCCAGAAACACAACCCGAGGTTGAGAGAATTCTTCAAATGAGGAAACTAAGAATCATACTAGATACTCAAAGATCACAATTATTAGAACTACATCATAGACATCAGAATAACCCTATAATATCGATAGAGATTCGAGATCTCTATAGAGAGATGGAAAATGTTTGGCGACATATAGAACAACTACGTTCAAATGGGATTGATCATGGACAAACATCATTTGTCCGCCAGTGTCCACATGAGGAATGTAAAGGTTTTCTAAACGAAGAATGGTATTGTGGATTGTGTGATAAACACTATTGTAAAAGATGTAATGAATTACTCACAGATAATCATGAATGTGATCCACAAACTGTCGAAACCATGGAACTTTTAAATAGGGATAGTAAATCATGTCCAAAATGTGGTACAGTTATTTATAAAACGAGTGGGTGTGCACAGATGTGGTGTACAAGTTGTCATACAGCTTTTGATTGGCGAACTGGTCAAATAGAAACCGGACGTATCCATAACCCACATTTCATAGAGTTCAAAAAGAAAACGATGTCATCCAGGGAACATGGGGATATACCGTGTGGTGGTACACCAACATTTAGAGAGCTTAGATCGGTTGGTGCATCGAATAAAATACTCTCATTTGCTATGATTGTATACCAATGTGAGCGTGATTTAATGTTTATGAATCTGGAACCCCATGATAATCTACAACTTCGAATATCTTACATGTTAAACGAAATGAGTGAAGAGTTTTTCAAAACGATACTTCAACGACAAGAAAAGTTTTTAGACAAGTCACGAGATATATCACAAATATTTGAAATGATATCTAATACGGGTGGAGATCTTCTAAGACAATATATACTTGACCAAGAAAAACACGACGAAATAATCGAAATCATAAAAAAACTTGTGGATTATAGTGATGAAATATTCGCCGTAATTCGTAAAAGGTATAATTCTGCATTTCCCAGAAAAATAATTCTATGAATATAGTAAGATGATACTTATATTATTCTTGATCGTGTTGGTCGTCTATATGTTACCAACATACTCGAAACCTGTCATCATAGAAAACTTTTTAAGTGAAAAGGAACGTATTCATATCAAACAGAGGGCGGAAAGTAAATTGGAAGTGTCAACTGTGGATAAGGATAGAAGGGTTAATGAACAAATACGAAAAAGTGAGACGGCGTGGCTCAGTACCGAAGATCCTATCGTCAAAAGTGTTGTAGAACGTTGTATCAGTCACACAGATAGACCGATCGAAAATTGTGAACAGCTTCAGGTTTTACGGTACAAACCTGGTGGTCACTATCAACCACATCAAGATGTTTTTTATGAAGATAAAAACAAACGGATACACACATTCATTCTAGCTCTCAATGATGAGTACGAAGGGGGTGAGACGTCTTTTCCAAATATAAAAGAAAAATATAAACTCAGAGCGGGTGATGCAATTTTCTTTGACACATTGGATAATTATGGGTTAGACACATCCGATGCTTTACATGGTGGACAACCTGTAAAGTCCGGTGAAAAATGGGTTTGTAATTTATGGGTGCATAAGTATCCTTATACCTGAACTTCACCACGTTCGATGAGCTTCTTACGATTTTCTAGATGAAGTCCTTCGACGAGCGCCTTGTTTTCGGCTCCATATGGAACTGCGTATCCTTCATCAACCAACCACTTGTTCACATTGGTCCATACACCATCCTCGGAAACCCAAACTTCGGCGAGAACGCGTCCAAACTTACCCCTAGAATCCGCCTCCGGGCATCTGAGTTCGATTTCCACGTCATCCTTCTCAGATGCGACCGCCTTTAGACACCATTCCTTGAGCTTTTTCTTCGAGAGGAGACCAAACTTCTTCTCTTCGGTGTCACGGGTTCTAGACTCTGGTGTATCAATCCCTAGAAGGCGAACGCGCTGCTTTGTGCATACGTCAAAACCTAGATCAATATTTACATCAATTGTGTCACCATCTACAACCCTCTCGAGAGAGGAGACACGGTACTTGAAATTACAAGCTTCAACGTTATAAGAGGACATCTTATATTTAATTATAAACTTAAAACTTTAATACCCTCATATATTAGATGAAGTGTGTGGCTACTTTTTCTGAAAATAGTCTGTACAAAATAAAACTAGCAAAGACTCGTAAGAATGTCCTTGAATCTATGTACCAACGACCAAGTATCACAGAGGTGAGACCAATCCGGGAGAATCTGAGACTTCGTTTACGCTTCACAGAAGCGATAAAAGAAGCACAGGAAATGTGTAAAATTGATAAGGATTCATCTGAATGTCATTGGGCTTGGTATGAAGTAGATGAACTAGAAGATGCTATGCTACGTCTATACCCCGATATACGGTAACAATTGGGGGGTCGTCGTCATATCCATAATAACGAATTGATACCCCAAAAAGTTTCATCATTTCTGGATCAATTTTTTCGTTAATTTCTCTTTTCCAATTTTTTATAGTTGTTTGAAAATACTCAATTCCATTATCGGAAAATACACAAATACACATGAACGGCTTACTACGTACCTTTCTCATATATTCATGTATAGCCTCGGGTAAAGGTGATGCCCTCATGTATGCTGATTTAAGAATATTAATAACGTAGTATCCATGTGAATCACAAATTATATTGACTTGCATTTCAGGGAACCCTTTGATAAATGCTTCGAAATCCGCATTACTGGGAAGGGTTGTGAATACTGGTGTATTCTGACATATAACTGCATCATAATGACCAATACCGGGGTGTGTGTGAAATGACATTTCGGAATACCAAACTCTATCAATTTCGGGAACATCAACACGGTTTCGTTTTTTTGATGTAACGATATTTGGTTTACTAAAATTGAAATTTTTGTACTCGATATTACCAGCAAATTCCCATTGTTTGGAAGAAGACAACTTACTCACTTCTTTCAAATCATGAACCACTTCACGAGAAAGTTTTATTCTCTTCTTTCTTATCGCCATATTTGGGCGCATGAGTCTAAATTTCATTGACACTAACCTGTTATACACTGAGAATTTATCGGGTTATATTTTTAACTATGTATCTACATTCATTATTACATTTTTATCAAGTAATGTAATGACACCCAATTCACTCCATGTATAGTATCGAATGGATATACCAAACTGTTTGCGCATGATAGGGTCTATATATTTATTAATAGTTCTTTTCCATTTTTCAGGTGTAGATGTATAATATTGAAATCTACCTCGAGGAACTGATACTCGACGAAATTCGTAACCATTCATGAGTTCATTAAATATTTGAATTACTCGATTGGGGTTTGGTTTATTCATATTTGTTTCGATGAGATCTATGATATAGTAACCTTGATTTTCTAAGATAAGATTTGCTTGCATTTGAGGGTAAGCGTTTATATACGTCCTCAAATCGGGTTCACTCGGATATGTAAATAGTGGGAGTTCATTTTCTGGTACTGGGTGTGTATGATAAACTATGTACTGTGTCAATTCTTCTTGTGTAGGTGTAACATTCGCTATTCGATTATTCGTATGAGCTGTCGGTGTGTTGAATTTAACGTAATTTCTGGTATTATTAATGGTAAACGGGATAGTACCGGCATATTCAACTTGTCGAGTCCACGTTCGAAAGTAAATTTCTTTTAGATTATCGATTAGTTTCCGGCTTAACCTAACAGACATATACCTATTGTTCGCTTTCGTAATTGTACCAAGATTATACTTATTCCGTGGTATGTTCAATCTCACCAAATTATTCGATAATCGATTGATTGCACGATCAATTTCTGAACTTCGTCTCCTCCCCGTAAGAACCCTTTGTCTATTTTGTGTCTGCCTATTTGTAGGAGCCATCTTAACATATATAGAGAAAATTAAACATTCTTTATAAATGAAGTGGGATATTGAAAAAATAGTGAAAGAAGTCTATTCTGAATTAGGACCTGGCTATAGTGAACGAGTATATCATAATGCGGTCGAGGTTATACTGAGAGAAAAATGTATTCCATACGAATCTGAGCGTCATATTCTGGTTAGGTTTAGGGGTCATGTTGTTGGGCAGTTACGAGCTGATATTATTATAGACAATACTGTGATACTAGAACTCAAGGCTATTAAGACTCTCACTGATGGGATGGATCAACAGGCTCGAAAATATCTTGACTTGACAGGACTGAGGTTGGCGTATCTGGTAAATTTTCCTCTTCAACCGGGTCGGGAGATTGAGATTCGGAAACTTGCATTAGGACCATCAGCGGGAGAACTCGCGAAAGCCTTTGATAAAATACGAGATCATCATCGTGACGTGTCTGTGGATTTAACACGGCTGCTTCCAGGAGTTCGTGGGCCGTCTTCAGATGAAACCTCGCCTGTTCCATGCAGTACCGGACAGCCGGGTCCGTTTGATTGATATTGTCTAGGTGTGGATTCACGTGAGACTCGAGCTCATAGAGTGCCAATAAGGCTTGGTTTTCTTGTTGATTCATGGTTTGTTTTTTTAAACTTTTTCAGAATACTTAGGTTCAAAAAATAAAAATTATTTTTATTTTTTTTTTCAAAAACTTTAGAATTATTTTTTGAAATTAAAAGTTTTAAACAGTTGGAATATATTCCCATCGAAGATCGTGACAAATTTTTTTCCATATAACATCTTGATGGTATAATTTTTCTTTTGATTTTAAGAGTGGAAAATATTGAAGATATTCATCCTCACTAAGAAGTTCACAAAATTTATATAAAACATATGAGTAACTCAAAAAATTTTTTCTTTCTGTCGGACAATTGTCGTCGAATGGTTTTTGTATATCTTTGAACATGATTCGTAGAGTCTCTTCTAGTTCTTGTGGCATATTTGGTGGTTTGATTCCATTCAAAATATTCGTGATGTACGGAACATGTTCATAGTATTTATTTAGTCTTAATTTTTTCAATAAGCCTCTAATTTTTGCGTGTGTAATATCTTCAAGTTTCTTTATTTTTATCTTTTTGAGTTCTACCCTTAATTGATCTATCACTTCAACTGGTATGGTCGTCATTTCTTGTGCTTGAAATTGTGATAACCATTCATTAAAATGATTCTCTCTTTTGTATGAATAGTTTATGATTTTCTCAGACGTTTCTTGCTCTTCTCTATACGTCAATTCTTCACTCACGGCTCTCGAAACTACCTGGCCACACCCGTCACACACCAAATCTGCGGTTTCACGGAAATGAACGATATTACTACTTTCACCACAATTTTGACATATCTCTAATGAAATATGTTCCCTCGCTCTCGGAATATTTTTTTTCTCAACTTCTATGAGATATTCAGTAAAAATATCTTTTCGTTTCAAACCGGTAGTTTCTTTAACATTAAAAACATTATCTGTGGTTGTTTCTTCGTTATTTTCCTTCGTATGTTCGTTCATATACGGCATACATTTCATTACGTAATCAGCCATTTCAGATTCATATTTATTTTTATTAAGTGGGTCATTCTGTATCATTTCCTTCCATTGATCCATTTTGTTGTTATATCTACTTAAAAAATTACCTTCCATTCCTTATAAAGAAATGCTAGTTAAACTTTTAAGTAATATTTTGTTCGTATATAAGAATTTAATCACACCACGAGACTACACGATCATAAAAGAGGAGTTGGAATATAAAATTGATTTTGGTATGAAATATCAAACCGACGATGAATTTTGGTACGAAGAGAGTAAAGACTGGGATGGTATATTAGAAGAATTTTATTGTGATGTCACGGGTAAATCGTTTAGACATACATCCGTACCACAAAATGTAAAATATGTGATTTTACGTATCAAATATTATTACAATGGACATATTTATTCCGCTATATCAAATGACATTAATTTCAGACCGGGTGAAAATGAAAGTTCGGCGATGCATTTTAGTATCCCATTGAGTAGTGCTTGGATAGTTGATCATGATGATAAACCTATGCGAAACATTACTGAAAAGGTGAAACGATATTCTGGACCTAGATGTGATTTTCATGAACAAAAGGTTCCACTCGAACATTTGTTGTATTATGATAAAGATGTCTTAAAAGACCGTTTTCCTAAGATTATTCTTTCTAATACCCTAGGAATGAAAAAGGTTCTCAATACTATTGAAGATTACACAACTAGTCTTCAGATACCTTAGTTGCTAGGTAAAACTTGAGTTCACCCAAATTTGCAACGTTATACTTTAAAATCAAAAATCTATTACCTGTTTCTTGTATAATTTGCACAGACGCACACATACTCGTCGCCTTTGTAAAGATATTTAGGTATTTTAGACTGTATGTACCCGAAATTTCCGGACTTTCATCGAGACAATCAATTGATGTTTCCTGATTTGCAAAATCGCCATCACATCTAAATTTGATTTGATTCCCGAATCTCCTAATTTCTATATCTGTTCCTATGTTAGACATGTCACGACAAAGTCTTTGGAAATCTACAGACGGAAGAGTTGTTATCGTGGTCATGTCAATATCGGGAACTTCGATATGATTCTCATTAATATCTAACAATTTGAGCTGAAATTTTGTATTTGTTTTCTTGGCTTCACTCGAGATTTCAATATCCATGTATTCCTTAGAATTGATTTCAATCTTCAAAACATCGTTATTTGTGATGGTCTTTAACAGTTTAAACGTGTTTGAAATGTTAATACCGGCGATGATTTCTTCTTGTATACATTCATACTCTTCAAAATTGTCCGCCGCTAAAAATATGTCTATGAGAGACGTTCGAGCGGTATCAAGCGTAACGATATACATTCCTTGTGGTCTAAAGTAAATGTTTACATCATTAAGTATGTCTTTCAGTACTTCAAATGTTGACTTAAAGGCGGATGCCTGTATGGTGACTAATTTCATATCTAAATAATTATTTGTATCATATCTTTAAATCTGTGTATCATACGCAATACCCTTGTTCACATCACGACCAATTTTCTCTTCTAGTTCTTTTGTCATCGGGGGTTGCAGACTTCGTCCGTAATCATCAAGGGCGAATATATCACCCGTGGATTTACCTTCGTCTAAGGTTGTCATAGAACATCCGTATCCTCCTATAGGACTATGTACCACCTCCTTCTGTGGAAGGAGAGAGTCGAGCCAGTTCTTTATTTCGTTTCCTACCAGAATCTTACCATTCTGAGTTAACATAGTTGGTACTCTGTTTATCTTGTTTTTGTAACTGGGGGGTATACCCTGTGTATTTACATTGTGATATCTCACAAGTTGCTTCAATTGATGGTGTTGATTGATATACTCGACGACATCCATAGAATGTTTACACCTTGGGCTATATATCAGCAGTGACATCTACTATGTACATCGTAATTTCTCTAAAAAAAATTAACGCGTAATAGTAAATATGAACTACTTCTTGGCGTTCGCTCTCATAGTGGTAGTAATTTTTCTGACTACCAACATGGAATCTTTCACAGACACGTTCGGTCTCTCAGGCTACACAAAACCAGTTCCCCCTGTAAAACTGAATGACCCCAGACCAAACCTTGAGGGTTTTGAACAATTTGAAATAAGTGTCGATAACGACATGATGGAACAATTTGTTATTCAAGCGAATAATGAAATAGATAAGCGCACTGGTATGTGTACCTACATCATCGAGACGACCGGTATCAACGGTTACAGGAAGGATGGTGTCGAGATATACGAAGTCATGTTTATGAGCGTGAAAAAGGATGGTTTCTCGTTTGGCTTCTCTATAGTAGCCTCGTTTGAGGTTCAGAACGGGAAATCCCGTATCGTATCCCTTCGTTCACAGCCCCTGGGTATCCAGGCCCCCGATGATGTATCCGCTTTTACAGAAGGTGCTGCGGGTAAGGAATTTGTCAAATATGAACTCGTTAAAGAGGCTGCTGTTCCTACCAAAGGTGAGTTTGATTCCGCTAAAAATAAGTTAGAGTAATTGTATGTTGAGCATCAATGACGTTACCAAGATTGATGATAAAAGAAAACAAATCAGGAAAGAAATATATATGAAAATTTATGAACAATTTTCTGCAAAAATTAAACAATCTGTAGAACTTGGTCATAAACAAATTTTTCTCACCGTTCCAACATTTATACTTGGATATCCCACATTCGATAGAAGACTTGCAGCTAAATATGTGGCGAGACAATTCGAGCTGGGTGGGTTTAGTGTAAAACTCTTGAGTGATTATGACGTGTACGTTTCATGGATTGTATCTAAAAAGAAAAAGGAAGTAAAAGAAGAAGATGACGTGGAATTACCCAATCTATTAAATCTAAAAAAGATGGCGAATCAGTACAGGAGAAGTGCGTAGGAAACATCATTTAAAAAAACCCCTTAATCATAAATGGACAATCTGAACGTTCTCGTAGAAGCGAAGAAGGAGTATCTCGGACAGATGTGTATCATCATGTGCCCACCTATGATTGAAGTTTTTCAGGAGATGTATGCTGAATCTGTGAAGACCTCTAAGGGTAAACAAGTTCTCATCATGTTTCAAAAGTTGTTGAAAGAGGTTCCTAATTGGTCGAATGCGATGTCGAAGCGTCACGCCGATAATATCACGGACAGGTGTTCTTGGTTTGGTGACCTTTTAGCGGCTGTATTTGTTGCCTGTACAAAGATTCTCTCTGCGGTTCGCCTCAAGGCTGATAATAAGAAGATTTCCCTGAAGCTCCCTACCGAAGAAGTATTTATTCAAACGTGTTACAACAATGCCGCACGGGACTTGTACAAAGATCCTTATATTTTTCATGAAGAACAGAGTGAATACGCTCGTGATGAGAATCTCACTATGCGTTTTTCCCTCTCTATCGAAAACACCGTAAAAGAATTAATTCCTGTTCAACAAATCCTCCAAACGTATATGTCACAAGAGACTAGGGATATTTCTTTGGATGGAGAAGTCGAAGACACTGCCGACCCAGACGTTCTCGACGAACATATGGAAGAACCCTTCGGTGAACCCGAGCCCGAGCCCGAGCCCGAGCCCATGATGGAACCTGAACCCTTGGATGAAATGAATGACCCCCAACCCACCGGGCTTGAAAATGAGTTTAAAACTGTACACGGTGTGCACGCACCTGAACCAGTCTCAGAACCAATCGCGGCACCCCCTCCCCCACCATACCCCCAGGAACAACTTCAACCTACAGACGATGATGTATTATTTGGTGATGCACCAGACCACCGTACAAAAAATCCCCGGTATAATTAAATGGAACTCTCCGATCATTTGCGCGACCCAGTGAGTGCCGCCCTAATTGCAGCGGGAATAACCGCCGCTTATATTCACCTCAAAGCATATTTGAATAATGAAGGTAAATTAGAACTCAATAAATATACCAAACCTGCCGTTCTCAACGCGATACTGGTATTTTTTATTATATCAGGTGGTTTAGCACAGAAGGAAGCTATCTCCAGTGAACCTTTCTAAACTTAAAGATTAACCAATAGTATAAGAATATGGCGTCCGTATCTGCGTTTAACGATATGATGAGTCAATTTCTTGTGGAATTGCACAAGACTTTTCCAGATGAAAAAGGCATTAAGAAAATGCTCACCTCCTTCGATATGTTGAAGTCCACCAATCCCCGTCTCGTTGTAAACGGTTTTATGGATGGTGTCACCCCTTACGCCGGAAAGATTTCTGCCAAGGATGAGACTTTTTTACTTGAAGAGGTTGAGAACATAGAGTTTCTCAGGGAACTCGATATTAAGAAGTATTGGGGTAAGATGTCCGCAAATACAAAGGCTGCTACCTGGCAGTATCTCCAAACACTGTACATGCTCGGTACGACCATCACTTCTCTCCCAGACGATACTCTTTCACAAATTGAAAAGATTGCAAAGGGTGTCGCAAGCCAGATGCAAGATGGAGACGGTGAACTCGACCAAGACGCTCTCATGAAAATGATGGGTAGTATGCTTGGTGGTCTGCCCAAAAAATAAACCTAACATATACTAAATGAAGACCTGGTTCGACGATCCTCAGCAGCTCGTGAGGGCTGACCAGGTTAATCAATTCTGGCCAACAAATGATCAAACTCCAGAAGACCGGGTTAATGCCGCTTCCCGATTCGTAATTTATGTATGCACCATACTCTATCTCATTCGCCGTGACCCCAGGGTCTTTGTTTTGGGTGCGACTGTCATCGCTGTTATTTACGTTCTTTATAAGTCTAGGATGGTTAAGGAGACGTACGGTGGTTCGGTTGAAGGTGTGAGCTGTC